GGCATGGGCAACGGTGTCTACAACACTCATTGCAGAACCGATGATACGGCAGTCCCGGCAGCTAGGCTTGCAAACTGGTTCAACGCTCCTGTCGTTGCGGTCACAGGCAATCTCAGCAATTTCGGCGTGACGGCAAGCCTTGATGCCGGAAACATCGTCCTTACCGGAGCAAAGACCGATTCAAGCGACTTCACCTTCAACGAATTCAGCGTAATAATCGGAACCACAATTCTGATTTTTGATTCGCTTGGAGCAACCGTAAGCGGAACGGCTGTCGTTTCCGCAATCGATGACGAACCGACAATCACAATCACACCGGACGAAGCACTTTCAGCAGGAAATTATACGATTGTCGTTACTGACGGACTTCTCGATACCAACGGTGTAAAGTGTACGCCTTATAGCGGAACCGTCACAGTATCTTAATTTTTTTGAAAATAATGGAGGATGGACATTATGGAAGAAAAGAACAGTACGGAACTTTCGAAGGTTGAACCTAAGAAAATTTTCGTAAAGATTAACGGACAGGACAGGGAAATAAAATTCAATTTCCGGGCATGGGCTGTTTTACAAGAAGAGTATGACGGCTTGAACAATTTCGACAAGCTCCAGTCAGATATGGAAAAAAAGCCGTTCACGACTTTACCGCATCTGATTTGGATTGCACTTGTTGATAAAGAGGGATTGAATGAAGAGCATATTCTTGATGATTATGGGCTTGGTGACGTGGAAGAACTTTCTAAAAAGATTGAATATGCCATGTCATATTCTCTTCCTGAATCTAAAAAAAAATCAACGGCTCCGAAGAAAAGGTAACTGAATTTCCTTGGGCTTATTTCATGGCGGAAACGTTCGCCATGGGTAAGTCCGAGGAATGGTTTTGGAACAGTCTGCCAAAGACGTTCATTGAAATATTGGACGCAAAAAAAAGAATTGAAAAAGAACGCCTTAAAACTTTGGCGGTATATGTTGGATGTATTTTCACGGGTCAAAATCTTAATTTGATTGATGATGAGAAAGAAATAGAAGGAATTGACAAGCCAGTTTCACAGGATGCGTTGAGGTCGCTTTATTGATATGAGTGTGGAAGTATTAAATGTAAATGCAAAAATAACCGCTGACGTTAGTGGTTTCAAAAAAGGTGTTCAAGATGCTGAAAAATCAACGAAAAATTTTGGTTCAAATATAAATTCGTTAACATCCAAGGTATCAACAGGAACTAAAAACTGGGGCTTGGACCTCAATAAATTTTACGACAAGGGTTCTGGAATTTTCAAGAATTTCGGAATAGACATAGACAAATTCGCAAGCCTTTTCGGAATGAGCGGACCGCTCATGTCAGCCATAGTCGCATGTATTTCGGCACTGGTCAAGCTCGGTCAGGAGATGGACAAGGCGATGGCTGAAATTGCAAAAGGAACGGGTGCAATCGGTGAAAACTTAACTCAATTACAATTCACTGCAGAAAATGCGATGGTAAACGGAGTGGGAAGAAGTGCTGCAGAAGTTGGCAAGATGGTCGCAGACTTGAACACTCTTTTTGACGTACAAGGAAAAGACCTTGAATATCTGACAGACCAATTCGATATGTTTGCAGAAGTTACGGGTCAGGACACTTCGACTGCGATAAAGGGTGTTTCTGACTTAATGCATAAATGGAATATTGATACAGAAGATGCTCCAAAAGTTTTAGACCAATTAACGAAAGCAGGACAGATGTCTGGAATAAGTGTAGCAGAATTAACAAGTGCACTTTCACAAAATCAAGCAACACTTTCAGAACTCGGATACAGTGCAACTCAATCAATCGCCCTTTTAAGTTCATTCAGTAAAGAGGGAATTAATTCAAGTAACGTTCTTACTGGAATGAAAACTGCCATGGCAAATTTCGCACAGGCAGGATTGGACGGCAGAGAAGAACTTGCAAAAGTAGTTACACAAATACAAGAGGCATCCACATCAACAGAGGCACTTTCAATCGCAACCGAAACCTTTGGTGCACGCAATGGAGCGGAAATTGTAAAGGCGTTCAGAGAAGGGGGAACTTATGCTCAAGAATATGCAGAGGCATTGAAAAACGCAGGACTTGCACTTGAGCAGACAGACGAAGCGTCAAGAACAAGTAAAGATGCTATGGCCGAATTGAAATCTGCACTTGCCGGAACATTTGGAGAATTTGGACAGGGCTTCACAGCATGGTTTAAGGGGCTACTTGATGAAATTTCTAACTTCGTGAGAATGATACAACCGATAATTCAACCGATTGGGAATATGTTCAAAACTGTTTTTCAGTTTATCGGAAACGTTATGAGCTGGTTTACTGGTCAAGTCAAAGATTATATGACGCAGAATAATTCTACATTCATTACAGTCTCAAGTGTTCTTAAAGGAACTGCAGAATTCTTCAGAAAAGCGTTAGATAATATGTTTGGAATTTTCAAAAATGTGTTCGGTGCTATTTTTTCAATCTTGAAAGGTGACTGGAAATCTGCTTGGCTTAATATGAAATTAATTGCAATGCGTGTAGCAAAAGCAGTCCTTGATGTTATCTCACGCGTTGCGAATGGTGCAATATTTTTAGTTAATAAATTTATTCAAGGTATTAACAAGATAAAAGAAAACTGGAATAAGGTTGCAGAGTTCTTTGGTTGGGGTAAAGTTGAAATGTCAAGTGAACTTGCTACAAAAGATTTTGCAGAAGAGACCGGCTTGAATGCTTTAATTGATAAGGCAGAAAAAGAACTGTTAGCACTCAAGGGACAGAAGGAAGAAATCGGGGAACTTGGTTCAGTACCTCTTGCAGACCTTAACGCCCAGCAGAAACAAATTGAACAGGCTGCCAATTTGCAGGCCAGTACTTTTAAGGGAGCACAAGAAAAGATTTCCGCAGACAGTACAACTTGGCAATCAAAAAGACTTAAACAGCAGCTTGACGATATCACAAAATCAAAGGAAGAACAGCTTAAAGCCATGAGGGAGGAGGGAGCGTCGCAGGCCGAGCTTGATGCTGTCAACTCCACGTATGCGCAAAAACAGATTGAAGTGTACGAAAAAATACAGGCGTTAAAAAAAGCCGGTGACCTTGAGGCATTGGAGAACGTCAAAAACGCCGAGGACGAAAAACTGCAACTCGAGGAATATTACGCGAAGGAATCGGCGGACTACCGCACAAGCGTTGAGACGAACGCAGTGAAGGAAAAAATAAAGATTGAGGAAAAATCAACGGCATGGCGGGAAAAAGTTCTGCAGCAGGAAATTGATGCCATAGAGGAGAAGCGGGAACTTGAGGTACAGTCCATGAAGGACATCGGCAAAAGGACAAAGGAAATCCGTGACATGCAGAAACAGTCCATTGAGGAGCAGATTGCCAAGTACCTTGCACTTATGGAGATAAAGAAACAGAATGACCTTGAATCAGCGAAGGGGGCCGAGGAAAAGGCGGACGTTGAAAAATATTACGCATCCGAATCAGCAGATTACATCAAGAAGCTGTGGGGGACGATGATGGAGGAAACTTCCGGCCAGACTGAAAAATGGTACAAGAAGGTCGGAAACTTGATAAAGAAGGTCGGAAACTTGATAAAGAAGGTTGTCGATACGGCGGTCAAGGTCGTAAAGAAGGGATTCGACATGGCATGGAAAATCATCCAGTTCGATCCCGATGAATTCCTTGACGACCTCCTGAAGGTGGCGGATACGATTGAAACATTCTTCATCGAAACCGTTCCAAGGCTTCCCGGTATCGTTGACAGCGTGGGTAACTGCATAGAGGTCATAGCTGACACGATAACAAAACCGGAAGTGATAGATACGCTCATGCAGGCAATCGAGGATGTCGTAATCAAGGCCGTCGACTGGATGACCAAGAACGTGAGAAGGATTCTGGGAAGTCTGGGAAAGCTTGTCGGTGCAATCATCAGGGCACTCGGCAAGGTAATCTCTGAAATTGACTGGTTCAAGTTGCTCGGTGAAGTTCTTGGCGGACTGTGGGATGCGATAGCTTCAATCGGTCAGGGACTCTGGGACGGAATCGTTTCGGTGTTCAGCAAGATTGGCGAATGGATCAGCAACTGGTGGAACAACCTGTGGAAAACGGTGGGAAACTGGTGGAACAACATGTGGAGCGGAGTGGGAAACTGGTTCAAGGGAATCTTCGGATTTGCGACCGGAACCAACAATGCACCGAGCGGACTGGCACTTGTCGGTGAGCGAGGACCCGAACTCATAGACCTTCACGGCGGCGAAAGGATTTACAACGCCGATTCGACAAGGGACATCCTGAGCGGTGGAAGTTCGGGAAGTTCGAACGTGTGGAACGTTACCTTCAATAATATGCAGGACACAACTGCTTATGCTATGATGAAACAGTTAAAACAGTATCAGACACAGTTAGCGATTAATGGTGTTCTGTAATAAGGAGAAAAGAAAATGCAGAAATTAGTTTTTGAAAATTCAAATGCTGTTTCAGTTGATTTAACAGATTTTGAAAAATACGGAATAACTGATTGGAGTGGACTTTCAGAATGTTCAATGGATATTCAAAGCCAGCAAGTCCCATTTAATGACGGCTCTGTTTTTCTTGATGCTTTATTGCAGGATAGAACTTTGAGTTTTACAGTTGCAGTAAATGACGGTGGAGATTTACAAAAACGCTATGAATTAAAACGTGAATTAATTTCTATCCTCAATCCAAAATTAGGGGAAGGTTATTTATATTATACAAATGATTATTTAAGCCGGAAAATAAAATGTATCCCAGAAGTACCAACTTTTCCGACAAAGAATATGAATAACGCAGGAACTTTGAAAGCATCAATTTCTTTCACTGCCTGCAATCCTTATTGGGAAGATTTGGAAGAGAAAAAAGTTACTTTTGAAGTTGGTGAATTTCCTATTATAAAAAATGAAGGTGATGTTCCTGCACAAATGGAAATTGATTTTTTCACAAACAATGTTAAAAATCCATCAATCATCAGAATGAATGGTGAGAAGAAAATTTCTTATAAAGGAACATTGAATAATAGCCTTTATATAAATACAAAATTTGGGCAGAAACAAGTTTATAGTGAAGATTTGAAATTTAACATTTCTGAGTTTAACGGGAACTTAAATTCAATTTGCTATGCTTCTGATTTAGGAATATTTGTTGCAGTTTCTCAAGGTGTTATTTTTTATTCTTATGATGCAGTAAATTGGAAGATTGTTTCTGTAGAATCTTTAGTTTTTTTACAATCTGTAACATATTCCTCAGAATTAAATTTATTTGTGATAGTTGGGACAGATGGAACAATTATTACAAGCCCAGATGGTATAACTTGGACTGAACAATCTAGTGGAGTTTCAGTTTTTTTACAATCTATAACATATTCCTCAGAATTAAATTTATTTGTGATAGTTGGTGATTCCGGAACAATTATTACAAGTTCAGACGGAATAACTTGGACTCAACGGACTAGTGGAATTACAAGTTATTTATATTCTGTAACATATTCAAGTGAATTAAACTTATTTGTGATTGTAGGTAATTCCGGAACAATTATTACAAGTTCAAATGGTATAACTTGGGTACAACAATCTAGTGGAGTTTCAGTTTTTTTACAATCTATAACATACTCCTTAGAATTAAATTTATTTGTAGCAGTTGGTAATTCCGGAACAATTATTACAAGCCCAGATGGTATAACTTGGACTGAACAATCTAGTGGAATTACAAGTAGTTTAACATCTGTAACATATTCCTCAGAATTAAATTTATTTGTGATAGTTGGTGATTCTGGAAGAATCTTAACAAGCCCAGATGGTATAACTTGGACTGAACAATTTAGTGGAATTACAAGTAGTTTAAAATCTGTAACATATTCCTCAGAATTAAACTTATTTGTTGCAGTAGGTCGGGCTGGTAAAATTATTACAAGCCCAGACGGAATAACTTGGGTACAACAATTTAGTGGAATTACAAGTAGTTTAACATCTGTAACATATTCCTCAGAATTAAATTTATTTGTGATAGTTGGTGATTCTGGAAGAATCTTAACAAGCCCAGATGGTATAACTTGGACTGAACAATCTAGTGGAATTACAAGTAGTTTAAAATCTGTAACATATTCCTCAGAATTAAACTTATTTGTGATAGTTGGGGCAGGTGGAACAATTATTACAAGCCCAGATGGTATAACTTGGACTGAACAATCTAGTGGAATTACAAGTAGTTTAACATCTGTAACATATTCAAGTGAATTAAACTTATTTGTGATTGTAGGTAATTCCGGAACAATTATTACAAGTTCAAATGGTATAACTTGGACTCAACGGACTAGTGGAATTACAAGTAGTTTAACATCTGTAACATATTCCTCAGAATTAAACTTATTTGTGATTGTAGGTAATTCCGGAACAATTATTACAAGTTCAAATGGTATAACTTGGGTACAACAATCTAGTGGAATTACAAGTAGTTTAACATCTGTAACATACTCCTTAGAATTAAATTTATTTGTAGCAGTTGGTGATTCCGGAACAATTATTACAAGTTCAGATGGTATAACTTGGACTGAACAATTTAGTGGAATTATAAGTAGTTTAAAATCTGTAACATATTCCTCAGAATTAAACTTATTTGTGATTGTAGGGGCAGGTGGAACAATTATTACAAGTTCAGACGGAATAACTTGGGTACAACAATCTAGTGGAATTACAAGTTATTTATATTCTGTAACATATTCAAGTGAATTAAGCTTATTTGTGATTGTAGGTAATTCCGGAACAATTCTCTATTCTTCATTTTCTGCAGTAGAAAATCAGATAGAAAATATCACCTCTGATTCTGATATGAACTTGAGCCTTGAAGTAGGAGATAATAAATTCAGACTTACAAAAAGTTCAGGAAACTTTATTGTAAGAATTAAATACAGACAGTTGTATATAGGAGTGTAAAGATGAGTTACAAAGAAAAACCGAAGTTGAAATTATTTCAGTTTACTAACAACGCTTTTCAACTGATTGCAATAATTGATGATTATCAGTCCTGCTCTTTTGAACGCAATATGTATGAGGCAGGACAATTCACAATCACAATCAATCTCAACATTCCTAATGCGATAAAATTTGAAAGGGGTTTATTCGTTCAGTTTGACAAAGACGGCTATGACTTCGGAGAAATAATCAATATTTCAGACGCACTCGGAGAAGGTGGAAAAGGTTCACAGACAAGACAGATAACAGGTTATGATGCCCGTTATATTTTCAAGAAAAGAATTATCAGAGCATTCAACACTTCTGCCGATTGGGAAATGACAGGCAAGGGTGAAATTGTAATACGTAATCTTATCGCAGACCAGTGCGGAGTAAATGCAGAAACAAAAAGACAGTTGCCAATTATCAATACAATTCCGGAAACTGAAAACGCAATCGGTACAACTTATGCCTGCGCTGAAAGTTATTCAAATCTTTATGAAATACTCACCACTATTGCAACTCAAACGGGGTGTGGGTGGAGATTGAAACTTACAGACGGGGAATTAAATCTTGAGTTTTATGAAGGAGAAGATTTATCAAGTACTGTAAAATTCTCAAGTGAGTTTGAAAGCATCAGAGATGGAAATGTTTCAGACAGTTCAGACAGTTACGCAAATACAATTTATGTCGGCGGAAAAGGTTCTGGGGAAGATAGAGATGTTTATGAAGGTGAATTGCAGGACGCAGACGGAAATACTCCTACAGGCTTAAATAGATATGAGGCTTGGGATGATGAAAGTGATTTAACAACAGAAAGCGAGTATATGGCTCAAGCAGAAAGTATGCTCAAGCAGTATGGGGAAACTGTCGATGTTTCTGCAAACGGATTGGCAAAATCTCCTTATGAGTATAAAGAGAATTACAATGTTGGAGATATAATCGAAGTTGAAATAAATGGAATAAGCGCAAATGTTCGTATACTTGCAGTAACAGAAAATTGGAGTAAAGGAAGTTACGGACTTGACTTCACTATTGGAAAACCTCTTAACACTTTAGGAAAGCAATTAAACTTAATGCTCACCCAGATAAGAAAAGCAAGCAATCAGACAAGTTCAACCGATAGTGTAATGTGGTACACAATTCCGACAGATACAGAAATGGCAAAGGCCGACATAACGTACCGGACGATAGGATTCATCGGAGACGTGGGAAGCAATGCGACTTTCAAACTGTATCTCGATGACCAACGGAACGGAGCAAAAACGTATCATATCTATTTCAAGCAGTTGGGCGGTACAGGCAAGCTGACTTTGACAACTGGAGTAGCGGGTGCGGTCAATCTCGTGATGAATCCGGGCACGTATGTCTCAATCATTACCGTACAAGAAAATGGAGACATACAGCTTGCCACGGCGACTCCGACCAACACGGTGGAGTCTGGCAACAATCAGCCGGTGACCAGCGACGCGGTGGTGGGGTTCTCCCAATCTAAATATGTCGAAACCAATCTAATCTCTGGATATGAGACGATGGGATTCATGGACTACGTGAGGCTTGTCGGGCTTCGAAATGAGATAAATTTCAACATCCGCATTGACGCTGCGCCAGTAATGTTCCAAAATGGAGTCATTCCTGTTAAAGAACCAGGGATTTTGTTTATCAAAATCGTCACGGGACGAGCCGTCGCGAAGTATGTCACGGACGGGACCTCGTTTGAATTCTATATCAAGGTCAGTTCGTCATCTCAAGCGGAATCGAACTGGAGGCCTTGGAGGAAAGTGACGCTCTCGTGAATGATTAATTTTTTTCCATAGTCTCCAGACGTTCAAGAAATTCGTCCGTGCGTGTATATATCCGGGAACAAAGGTCCCTGATTGTCTCCACCGGCAGAGGTCGATTGCGAAGGGCTGAAAGCTGGGCCGCGCATCCGAATATTTTGGAACCCATCCGGGTCTGCTGTTGAAAAAAAATTCAGCAGGATATATAATCGGGAAAAAAGGAGCGAGTGAAAATGAACCCGACATTGTGCATGGTTATCGTGATAGCAGTTCTTGCGTCCGCAGTTTTTGTCCTGTTCCGGCTGTGGAGGAAGGAAAAGAACGCGGCGAAGGAACTCCGGGAAGAAAACAGAAAAAAAGGTGCGAACATTGCGTATCTCTACAGGCACGCAGAGGAGCTTGCGGAAATCAAAAGAAACAGCGTCGAGGAATACAGGAGGCTTGAGGATGCGAAGACTGACGAAGAGATTGCCGCTGTTGTTGATGCCGTTATTGCTGGCAACAACGGGCTGTGTGACGGCGAAAAAGGACGTGACGGTGCTTCCTCCGAAGCCGGAGAGAAGGAGACTGGAGCCGCCGGAGAACATTAGGGACTATGCAGAAATCATTATCTATTATGACGGGCTTGTAAGGGAATGGGAATTGTGGGGAGCCACAGTTTCTTCCATTATACAGGAAAATTAAAGCAGGAGGAAAAAATGAAGAAAAACATTTTTCTGGTCATCGGAATCATTCTTGTTGTCGCCGGATGTATTCTGGGGACATTCGCAAATTTCCCGGCATCCGACATCGTGGGGTTCGCCGTGACAATGTTCGGTGCGGGCGTTGCGGCATGGCAGATGTGGAGCAAGAGGGACAAGAGCAAGCAGACCTGGCTCAGCGTTCTGTCAATCGTTCTGGTAGCGGCGGGCGCGTTCCTATTGGGATTCAGCGGATTCAGCCAGGACACCATGACGATGATAATAACGGCTGTGTGCGGATTGGTCGCGGTAATTGCAGGCTTGATAGCGTCCGGGGTTCAGCAGCAGAATACGCAGGAGCAGTTGGAGTGACGCGGATTTTATGAATTTTTTTTAATCGATTCCCGGCAAATCCGGGGGTCGATTTTTTTTTTGCATTTTTTTTGAAAAATTTATTGACATAAAACAAATAATGTGTTAGTATAGAATCATAAGGCAAGTAACGACAGCTTGCAAGGAGTAGATTATGAACAAAGTTTCAACAGTCAATGTATGGCTTAACAATTTTACGGATGTCGGGCTGTGCGGTGGTTTCAACTTTGAACGTCAAAGGAAATTTGAGTATTTGTACCGGAATTTAAATTCCGTACAGGTCAAAGAAATTGACGGCCTCCATCTTTGGGAAGGGAAAGGCCACAAAACGGTTTCCTGGTCATTTTCTTCGTTTTGTGAAAAGCTCAAAGAGCTTGGATTTCTTGACAAAAAACAATAACTTTGATGAAAAAACATTGTTAAAAGTTATTGACAAATAATCCGCTTTATGCTATATTATAAGCATGGAAGGGGACGACAGCCCCTAAGGAGTAGAAAATGATTAAAATCTTGCAGAATGGAATCAAACACGACAACGGCTATACACCATGCTTCTACAGCATGGGAAACAACACCCATCACAGCGACAGGTGCATCACCATTTACGCACGTTGTTACGAGCGTCTGCCCGCCGAACTCGGAGCCATCCAGAACGATACAGACACACAGACGGACTATTTTGACAGCGACAAGGTTTATCTGGAGCCGGGCGACAAATACTACACGGAAGCCCTTGCCGCTTACAACAAGCGACGCCTTGCAGATTCAAAACGCTTCCTCAAACATGACGAAAAACGCTTGCAGAAGGAACTTGACAGCGGATGCCCGTATGAGGCCACCGTTCGATGCCTTGAAGAAAGCATCGCAAACTATAAGCATATTATCGCATCTTTAAGCGCATAGCCGTGAGCGTATCACGGCAAGGGGAAAAATTATGATTAAACTTTATGAAGATGTGAAAACAAAAGACCATGACGAGTGGGAAGATAAATGCGATTATAGCAAAGGTGAGCCTTGTTTAATCTGTGGTAAAACTGTTAAACAAACATCAAATATTAAAATGCTCAGACTTGTTTGTGGCGGTGAATATATCACCGACGCAGAGGGAGCTTTTTCTGATGATATGGGGTGGTTTCCTGTAGGCAATACTTGCTATGCTAAGTTTGTGAAAGAGAGACATGAAACCAGATGCTGAGCGCATAAAAAAATATCCCCCGGACTAAAACGACAGCGACCGGGGGACGTGATAACTACGGAGTAGAATCATAGTAATGATAATGGTTGTACTCCTCTTTGTCAAGGGGGTAGAAAAAAAATTAAAGGAGAATCAAATGGCTGAAAAAGAAAAAAAATATTCCGGGTACGGCTATCACGGAGGGGGCAGGAAACCAACCGGACGTCTGAAAATTTTTGCGAATACGACAATATCCGGCACTCCAGAGGAAATTGAGGAGCTGAAATCCCTCGCGAAAAGCAAAGGAAAGAGC